AATATACACCCCCTATCCCATACCACAATCAACACAAAAGTTAAAGCTTTGTTAAAATTTTAACACTATATCGTAGCAAGTTTCCCGCTCAATAATTGCGTGTAATATATCACCCCTTCATCAATCCGCTACCACATAGCAAACTCAATACCATACTACTTTGTATGCAGGTCGGGAACATATTAATAATACCACGCCATGAACCGAATCCGAAAACCAAAACCGAACCCCCCGTACCTTGAATTGCTTGACTTCCCCTTTCGCTCGACCGCCCCCTGATTCTGGGCGTTACCCCCTCCCCTTCCAAGTGTTCTGGAAAATTTTTCGCTAAAGCGAATGTTTATAAGGGTTTGGCGGATTTGCGATGAAAATATCCACCATAAAGTGCATTATTTGACACTAATGATTGCATAATGCGTCATAAAATGCACATTCTGATATGCTTTTGTGCTTTATAAGGCACTTTATCAATCATTCTTGAGCCGATTGTCAATCATTTACGGCTCATTGAGTAAAATTACTCACTCCATTGAGTAATTGTTGCATTTTATACAACAGTTCATTTTTTATCTCCGTTCACGGAACATGAACAACTTAAATAAGTGAACACTATCAAAACTTGCAGAGTTTACATTTTTTGCTATTAGGGTAGTATTATTACTACTTTGCGCCCATTTATATTCATTTGCACCTATTTTGTAACAAATCTTACCCTTTATATGTTACAAGATATAACCGAATTACCCCTTAATTTGTCACATATTTATATAAATTGGTGACACTAATTCGGATATTGTCCGAGTTTCACTTCCGAATTTGTCAAGTTTTTAGTATCAAAAACTAGACATATATTGCCAATTTATAAACTATTGCATGAAATCTAATGTAAAATTCATGCAAATAAGAAACAAAGTTCCCATTTTGGTAACAAAAGTTGCCCTATTAGGCAACAAAATTAATTTAAAAATATTTTTTAATTTAAAATAATTAACTTAACTTTGTTAAAAATTATCAAAAATGGCAAGACACATTAACCCAGATTCAGTTTCTAGTAAGGTTTCTACGCTAGAAGTGAATGAGATTATTGAATTTACTAACCCATATACATCTATTGCTGTAATGATTTCAAATCTAAAAAGAAAAGAAGACCACAAAGACAAAATCTTTAAGATAAAAGTCATTGAAAACACAACACAAGTAATAAGAGTTAGATAGGCTTCAACTAAAAATCAAAATCCCCTAATTGGTACGCAATTTCTACACTTAAGCTCTTTCATAAAAAAGAAAGGCAATTAATGATGAGATTGCTACCAGTTTTTAAAAACACACAAATTGCTATGCACATCCAAGTAATCAATTATCAAAGAACATTTAATTTAGGAAATTACGCTTCAGAAAAGATTGGCGTAGAAGTGGCTATTAACGCCGGAGAAGATGCTAAAGAAGCACTAGAAACCGCTAAATTATTAGTGGAAGAATATCATAAAGAAAATGTAGCAAAACTAAAAGATTTAGGTTATTTCTATGAAGACCAAATTGAAGTAGAAACTATTCCAACCCAATCAAAGAAAACATTAACTGAAAAAACTAAAGAATTTTTAGATGCTTGTAAAACAAGAGCAGAGCTAAAGTCTTGGGAGCTGATGTCAAAAAGCAATCCGGAATTACTAGAACATTATAACAAAAAATTAAAAAGCATAAAATAATGGAATTCTTTAACACACTTATCCATTGCAGTAGCATTGGTAAATTATTAACCGAACCTATATCAAAGGCAGATAAAGAATCTGGCGAACTTTCTAAAACAGCAAAGACGCACTTGATAGAAGTGTATGCTAATAAGAGATACGGTTTTAAAAAAGAGATTGATAACAAATACACAGACAAAGGCAATACAGTAGAACCGGAAGCAATAGATATGTTATCACTTACAATAAAAAGACCGTTAAGTAAAAATACTGAAGTATTTAGTAATGATTTTTTTATAGGTACTCCTGATGTTATTGACGAAATAGTATATGATACAAAGTCAAGCTGGGATTGGATTACATTCCTTTCAAACATACCTGATAAATTAGATTCAACATACGAGGCACAAGTAAACGGATATATGGATTTATTAGGATTAGAAAAAGCTTGCGTTGCTTATTGCTTGATTGACACCCCGGAGCATATTAGAAATTCTGCAAAGTTTTCTTTATTAAGAAAGATGGATGTTATTAGTGAAGAGTCACCTGAATTTATAAAAGAATGGAATGAGAAAGAAAAGAATATGATATTCTCAAATGCCCCATTAGAAGAAAGAATACTTTTATTTACTGTTTATAGAAACGAGGAATTGATTGATAAAGCAAAAGCAAAAGTTCTCAAAGCGAGAACATTTTTACAACAACTAGAATACAAGCATTTAAATTTTAATAAATGAACGGAGCAAACATAGTAAGTGCAATACAGCATCTAAAGATGGCTAAAGAGCATTACGATGATTTTATTAGACAATACCCTAAATCAAGTGGCGCAAGGTTATTTTTAAGCCATGTAAACAAGATTAATTGGATATTCAAGGATACCATAACCCATCCGCATATAACACAATCGGTCAGAGATGGCATAAAGAAGGAGATTTCAAGCGATGTCTTTGCAGTACCCGCCATTAACGAGAAAGTCGCCCTATTAAGCCCGGAACAGCGAGAAATCATAGAGGAAACAATAGATGCTATGCTTGCCGGAGAAGAAGTTGAAATAATAGACACAGGGGGAAAGCCACTTATTGATATAATTGATATAAAAAATGAGCCAAATATATTAGGAAATTTGTAATTTAGCATTATGAAAGGAAAATTAAACAAACTAGGAGTTGCAAATGGTCTTTGGAATAACATTCGTGCTAGTAAAGGAAGTGGTAAAAAGCCAACACCAGAAATGCTTCAACAAGAAAAAAAGATTAAAGCAAAAGAAAAAAAGTAATGCACAAGACACCGGCTTGGACAAGGTCAGAAGGCAAAAATCCGAAAGGAGGACTGAATGAAAAAGGCAGAGCATCGTATAATGCCGAAACAGGAGGTAATCTAAAAGCCCCCGTTAAAGGTGGAACTAATCCTCGTAGAGTATCTTTTGCCGCAAGATTTGCCGGAATGAAGGGCGCAATGAAAAAACCAAATGGTGAGCCTACAAGGAAAGCATTAGCATTAAAAGCGTGGGGATTTAGCTCTGTCGCAAAAGCAAGAATGTTTGCAAATAGACATAAAAAATCTTAATATGGCAGAGTTAGACGCAATATCAGAAACAATTCATAGCGAAAACGAAGGCAATCCGATAATGGATTTTCTTAAAAAAGTATTTAGTGTTACACCCGCAGCCACTCCTGCAGCAAAGAAAGGACTTGTAATGCCAAGAGATTATGAATTAAAAGATAATAGAAAAGTAAGTGCCACAACAGGTAAAGCAATAAACCCAAATAGAGATTTAGTAAGCGGTAAATACCCTTCAAAAGACATATACGGCATAGTAAAAGCAGCTAAAAGATACAACCTAGACCCGTATGATTTGCTATCAGTATCACTTCAGGAAACAGGTTTAAATAAAAAAGGAGAAGGACTAGGACAAATAAAAATGTCTGATAATGAAATAATAAACGACACTCCAACAAAGATGGATACAGAAGAAGAAGGAGTTAGAGATGAATACGATATGTTTGCTAGAGCGTATATGTCAAAGATGAAATACGCAGATAGACTTGGAATAAAAGACCCTGCAACAAGGATGCAAACATACAATGGGTTAGGTAAGATTACACCCAACACAGAAAAAGGATACCACGGTTTTGCAATGCAAAGCATATACGGAGTTCCATTACCAAAGGAAGGTATTGACATGAGGAAGAATCCATTATACGGTAAAAGGGTTTTGGATTTAAGAGATAATGTTTTAAGAAAAGACGAACAATTAGCCAATTACATAAAGAATATCAGATAAAAGTGTTCAATTTCTTATGCAAAGCCTCCCCTAAAAAGGAGGTTTTTTGTTTCGTAAAGCGTAACGCTACACTTTCATAATGATTATTTGCTAAATGTTATAACTTAATGTAAATTGCATTAAAATAAATTATATGAAGAAAGCATATACGGTATATCTTGAACCAGAAACATACGAAAAATTAAAAACTTTTGCAGAAAAAAAGAAATGGTCGCTAACTCAATCAATGGAATACATTTTACAAAAAATAGTAAACAAAGCAAATGCAAAAGAAAATAATATTAAACATAACCCCACAGACGCATGTTAGAGCAACTCAAGGTGATTCAATATTCTTTAGAATCCCAAGAGAAAAACTACGCCCCGCCGGTTTAAATAGACTACTCCGATTAGAAAAATACAACAAGTACAAAGTTGACCTTTTAGCTGAAGCCAAAGCCAAGCAATTTATCCTTCCTCCCGTTGGAGCTTCTATAACTTTCTTTATACCAGTACCTCCTTCTTGGTCAAAAAAGAAAAAAAAGTTACATCATGGCAGATTTCACCAATCCAAACCTGACATAGATAATTTAACCAAAGCCGCATTAGATTCCTTGATGGCAGAAGATAAACAAATAGCTCACCTTGAGATACAGAAAAGATGGGTTGACTTTGAATCAGGGTGGATTGAAGTTTTGCACAAAGACTACGAAGATGTTCTTACATTACCATCCCCAAAGACTCCGCGTCTATGAGTATTATATACGCACATGCTATTTAACATAATGTTTATTATAAGATTTAGTTAATTTATGCATTATTGTTAACTTAAAATTTTTATTAATTAAAATTATATTTTA